CAAGGATAATAATGGGAACCAGCACACAGTCTATGAAAATTACACACCATCAAGCGACAAAGCGCGAAACGTGTTTTATGGCCAGTACATCAAGAAACATTGTGAAAAGCCATCAGACTGGTATATGCACATGCGTAATTTAGGAAAGATGCAGGAAATGCTGCAAACGGTTAAAAGTCCTGAAATTTTGTTTGTGAAGCGCAATGAGAATGGATACAAGATAAAATCTAAGCAGTTTCCCCAAGATATTGCAAAATAGCCTCCTTTGCTTCCTCTAGCCCATACACAATAGAACCCTCATACCCTTGTCTTATCATACGGGCAATAAACACCTTTTGTTCCTGCGAGGGCTTGCCGCCATGAGATTTGATTTCCAGCCACAGACCATGCTTGCCATTAACGGGGAGAGCTATAAACAAATCTGCAACGCCTTTTTTGACCCCCATGCGCTTTAATAAGCGACCTTGTTGCTGGGAACACGATCTTTGATTCGCGATGTGCAGGGTATGCTCATAAACCTCTGGATGATGGAATTGCAGCCAGTTGATAAGGTTTATCTGGATAATATCTTCACCACCCATCAAACACCCTTCCGAATCACATCAGCCACATCATGCGCGCGTTTACCCACCTGTTTTGCCCATTTTGAATCTAACGCTTCCATAGCGGCTTTTCGATAGTTTCGAGCTAACAATGCTGTGATCATGTTCTTAAATCCCAGCAACCTTTTAATACCCATGTTAAAACACATGTTTACTAGGGCATCGCGCACGCCAGGCGGCGATAATATATACCATGGGTATATTTCTAGCTCGCGTTTGCATCGCTTAATGTCGTTATCTAGTAGGTAATGTATTTCTTCGAGAGTTAGGCCGTTATCATCAAGGTTACGCCCTATTCCTATAGATGTTTTGCCACTCGTGCATAAATATGGTTTATATCTCACTCCTTCATGCAATATAAGCCAATCCTTTAGGCTCATTTCCATTGTTACCCCCTAAATGAATACCATCCAAACATACGAACCCCAACCCAGAAGCACCATGCTTTTATAGGGTGTGCGCCATCATGGATCATATGATTGTAGAACACATCATCAGCGTATTTGCGCGTAACACTTGGTCTACCTGAATAAAAATAATCATGCAGGATTGACGCGCCTATGGTGTTGAATTCAAGGGGTGAGGTGAATATCCATAATGGGCGTGGTATTGATGCCAAGTCAGTGATAAAAGCCGTAGGAACTTCATATACAACGCGATCAACGTATACCTGATAACCGTCTTCACCAATACCAAAATTTTTCCCGTACAAGGGGTAGATACAGGGAACCCCGACAGGATAAACAGTGTATTTTTCTGCGCACGCAGTCAGGAATAATGATGCTGTCAATAATAAAGCGATTCGTTTCATCATAGTAGCAGCGCCGGAAAGGGGATAAAGGATAATTTCATGGAGTAAACCCACGCTGCTATAAATATATTAGCATTGAATTGCCACGCGTGAAAGCTCTCGGCCTTCTTCTGCTCTGTGCATAGCGTGGCTAGTACGATTATTCTACTGCGGAAGCCTCTATAACTTCAACTTGATCATCTAAACCACAAGCATCCATCATAGCCAACACATGCTCAGCCTCATGTAATCGACCTATGAGCGAATTATGATTAGCAGCACTGTTTTCAGCAGCGGTTTTTAACTCATTTACACGTTGGATCATTTGTTCTTTATTCATCTTACATCCTTAAAGCTGCGCCAGCACAATAAATACTGGCGCGTGATTTTTAACCAATCGTTTCACTGAAACGCAACATGATACCATAAAAGTCATACTCGGAAGCAGCGGCGTTATCAACTGTTACCTCAATGACATATTTGCTATCAGCAGTCACGTCAAATGCAGGAACGTCAACAACAGCATTGGTGACATAAGGGTTTGCTTGAGTCGCAGTAGCCAAGGTTGCTGTGATGGCAATGCTTGTAACACTGACTGCCACGTTATCGGCATAAGCAATCCTGTCTAATGTAACGCTATGAGCATCAAGCGCGTTAGCTGCAATGGCGTATATGACATCAAAGCTATCGAGTCTAAACCCTTTGCTGGCGGCAATGCGAATCGCAGGCGTCACATCGATGGCGATGATAGATGTTTCATCCCCTGGTGTATGGCGTGAAACGTAGTTGCCTTGCGCTATACGGGTGATAGTCCACGTGCCTGTGCCAAATGTTAAAACCTGACTCAAGCCTACAAACTGTTGCTTGGCTAAAATGTTAGCAGCGCCAGTATCCAGTAGGAAATTAGCAGTCGCCGCACCAGGGTCTGGAATTGAGACAACAGACGATTGACCCATGGTACTATTGCGAATAGTCGTGTTAAACGCGCCACCAGCATTTAAGGCTGAGAGAATCAGTGTGCCGTTAGCCGCAGTCGCTGGGAATGATATAAACGTGCCAGCCGTACCGCTTGAGCCTGCAACCACGTTGCCAGCCGTTGCTGTGACGTTTCCTGTAGTGGCTATAATGCCTGTGCCGCCTGTGACTGTTGTTCCTGCGGCTACCGTGGTTCCTGCGATCAAAGCAGCGCCTGTCGCTGTAATGTTACCAGCGTTTGTGACGTTAGCGGCATCGGTGGACAGAGTGCCAGTAGTATTGGTTGCGTGAGCCAGTTGGTTCGCAACGGTAGGTAACACCACCTCACCAGGAGAGCCAGTTGGCACTAAAGACCAGTCATCGCCAGATTTTGACACTTCCAGCCATGCGATTTGCGTGCTAGCGGCCGATGTGCTTGTTTTGGTTGATACCAGCGCCATGTCGGTTTCGCTGAATGATGCGCCATTTTGAACGGCTTTATTCAGGTAGCCAGTGGTCGTTACTTGCGCCAGTGTGTCGTTGGTGTTGATATAGACGACTTGCGGTATGACGCCGGTCAATCCTACTTCACCGATTTTTATGTTTAGAATTGGCATTTCATGTCCTTATTTTGTTTAATCAATCGATTTTTAGGTTAATTTATACAGGCCAAATTATTGCTGGCAATGAAGCTATAAATTGTTCAACCGTGGGTAACGGCGCTTGGTTACCTGAGTAGGTGGCAAGCTGCTCATAAGCATACACCCAAACAGTGTCACGCCACGCAATAAATGTATCAGCCTCAATCTTCCATGTTTCGTTTGTACTGTTGGCATAACTTGCGCAAGAAACAGCACTTTCATATTGCTTCGATCTGGAAATTTGTTCAATCAAATATTGAATAGTCGCTGCAAGGTCTAAAGATAGCGCGTTAATCTCGATGGCTCTTTGATGCTCTAGTCCGTAAGCTAAAAGTTCTGCTTCTGTAGGCTTTGGTTCATCAGGAACCTTCCACGTTTCAATTAATATTTCATCGGATGGCTTTCTGAAAGTGATATTTCCAATCTCGACTTGACCAGGATATTTGTATTGACATATTTGTACAATGTTCATTAACGAACTCTCCTTGCTTTAATCGCACCAGATACAGTTGAAGTGCCACCAGAGAATACACAACTTGCAACTAAATACACCGTCGTCGCTGATGCTATGCTTATTCTAGCTACGCCTGTGGTTAAACGGCGCGCTCCGGTTGCGGCAAATGAACCTAACGAACTGTCCGCAGTGCGAGCCAGACCAACAGATGGTTCCCCTGGCATTGTAGCTGTGGTAAGTGATATTGCCACATTACTATCAGCAACACTGGTTGCTGTGCCACTCATCAATATTTCACCCCAAACATCCCAGTCGCCAGCCGCCAAAGACGTGAGTTCAGTCACATTTGCTGTCGTGCCAGTGGTTAAAGATACTGCGCTAGAAAATGGAATGCTTGCGGTAACATATTGCCCTACAATTCCAGCGTTCGCGTCATCATTAGTTGTTGTGCCTACAATTCCACCCGTAGTAGGACTAAATGTAATGCTAGTACCCGTAGCGGCTCCAATTGTAGGTGTCACTAATGTTGGTGAGGTTTCACCAACAAAAGCTCCTGTGCCTGTAGAACCTGTAAGGGCATTGCCCACTGAATTTACAACAGCCATGATCTCTCCTTATGCGGTCGTTAGAGTAACGCTTGATGTATCCATCATTACCCAAGATGTATCAGCCACATCTGCTACCAGTTCAATAGTTTGTCCGGCCACAGCAGAACTTGTAACCGTACCGCCAGCCGATGTGGTCGAGTTGTTCACGCGAACCGTATCACCTGCTTCGGCCTGTATGATCCATCCACCCGTATTTGCTGTAGAGCCAACCAGTAGCACGCTATCGCCAACCGAATACGTGGCGGGCAGCGTTAATGTGGTTTGACCTGCGTTAAGCGCAATATACATGGTATTGACTGCCGCTGTTTGCGTGGTTCCTGCAATAGTGGCTATCCCGAAACCTCCGCCCGTAGCACTAATTGTGATGGTATTTGATCCATTAGCGATTGAAATACCAGTTCCTGGCGTCAGAGTTGCTGCCGCCGGAACCCCAGCAGTAGAGCCTACAATAAGCTGGCCATCAGCCGCTAGCGCTGTTAAAACGGGCGTGCCAGTCAATCCGGTGGTCAATACCGCCTGATTCGCTGTAGCAAGCCCTGTGACAGTATTGGCCGCAGAACTATAAAGTATTTGGTTTATTGTCGTGACAATAGGCCATGTAGCTGTAGACCAGCCGCCAACCTGACTCGCACCTGACATAAGCATTTGGTTTGCTGTTGAGGTAGATGCCAAGATTTGCAGGGTTGTAGCGTTAGAAAATACTACACCGCCATTGTCAGCGACCAAAGATGCGCTCGTACCGCCTTGCGCAAGTGATACGGGCAATGTCAAAGACTGCGCAGAAAACGCTGCAAAGGTAATGTCAGTAGTGCCAATGGTAAATGGGCCTGCGCCTGTTTCTTGATACAACAAACCAGCATTAACAGTACCTTGGTTTACCAACACAACCCCGTACTGCACAACCTCTGCGGCCTGATCGTAGTCCGTGGCACGAGTTAGAACCCAATTCACCGCACCAGAGCCTACCGTGGTGACCGTGTATATGCCGTTTTGAGCCGCAGTGGCTTGGTTTTTAACTAACACCCTATCACTGACGACCAGCGTTACGCCATCAAGCGTTAAAGCCGCCATAGCGCCCGAATTGGTTAGGGTAGCCCCTACTCCTGACGCGCCATTAGCATATGTGGCTGTTAATGCACCTATAGTGGCTGCAAGAACGGCTGAATAGGTAGTTAAACCTTGAGCCGAAAGATAGAAGTTAAGCTCAGAACTTCGGGTGTATTTTTTGGTAGTGCCAGATGCTGCACTCGATGTGTCGGTGGTATCGGTTGCGGGCGTCAGGTCAGTTCCTTGCGGGGTTCCTGGCCCTGGTAACGCGCTTATTTTAATTTCAGCCATGACTGTCCTTGGTTATTCGGTTATGAATTCATCGCCATTTTCTGCTGCAATAATGATATCGTCTTCTGTAACTATGTAATTTGACCCAGGTGGTGGTAATAACGTGTCATCATTCCATGTGACCACGAACACGCTTTTTTTAAGCGGGTTTTTGTTACCTGTCCCTAAAAATGGTTTGTTGACAAATACCATGATCGCCGCCGTATTAAACGTTTAGACTATAAAATGTCACGCCCACTTGCGCTGATGTGTTACTTGTAAAAAAGTGCAACGTATCACCGGCGCTTACCATTCTTGCAGCAGGGTTTAATTCACTTGTGGTAGCCGCAAACCCAGCGCCAGCAGGATCGGCAGCCGTAGCATTTAGCGCAACCCATACAGAAGCACCTGGCTCATAACTAAATATGGCGATATACTTATTCACGTTATTGGCTACATTACCAAGCATACCAGAGGTTGGCACGACTAACGAAGTATCTGTATTTTGCGCCAAGTCAGCGCTATATTTGTCAAGACAAAATGCCAAGCCAAAGCCATTATAGCCGTTGATGTCGCGACTCATTGAAAACGGAGTTGCCAAGGTAATCTCCTTAAAATTATTAGTTAAACAACACCAAGCCTGCTATCAGCCACAAAATGATAATGGATAAACCCTTCTGGTCGGTCGTTAGAACTAGCTGTGCTTAAAGTGCCAGTTATATTGTTGGCATTATAATAAATTGATTTCAAGCCCGCCGATCCTGCTGACCATGATGTTAATGCAAGATCACCAGAAGCTTGAGCCCCTCCATTATTGAACAAAATTGAAGTCACATTCGATGCAGTTCCAGCCTCTGAAAAAATAGATAATGTAGGGGCTGTTCTTTTCTGAACGGTATATATTATTTGGAATTGTCGCGGGAAAAACACGTTGTTACCACCTGAGTTTACAGCCCCTTGTTGCGCGGTTCTTATATCAACAGCCGTTGCCGAACCTGCTGGGTTGGTCGCACCTACTGCCGCATAACTTTGCTCATAATAATATTGGCACTCTCTTAATACTTCATCTTTTGTTTGTGGCGCAGGTCTTGTCGGGATATCGCCAGGAGTGACCGATATCGAGTTGACAGTAATCACAGTAGCGCTTGTAGGTGCTGCAAAAGTGACTATAATCGCAAATTTATCTGTATCAGCTATTTCACCTGAATCAGTTATTTCCCACCCGCTAAACCCATAATCAACGCCACTGTTAATGTCATTGGCATTTGTTACTGTCTTCAAGTTGGCAATAGCCACACCCTGACTACTTCTTGGTATTTCAGTCCATCCAGCTTGGGTGAGTGTAAACACCCCTGCTGTATTCATGGTTCCAATACCTGTGCCTGCCGTTGGGAGAGTTGCCGCAGTGGTAGCCCTAAATAGATAAACCCTGCAAGTTGCACTAGTTCCAACAGTGCCTTTATAGGCATTGATATTAACCGATAATCGCGTGCCTAATATTTTTTTTGCTTGCACTCTAGTTAAATATTGCAAGAGATAAAATGCATCATCAGCACTACTTGTTGTAAATTGTGCGCCCCCAGTTGTAGCGCTTCTTATCATGGCGACATTTGCCCCCGCGCGGGCTGATAAGGTCTGATCCCAATTAACACCAACAGCACCAGCGGTAGCATCGGCACTTATAGTTTGTGTTGATCCTGTCTGTGCTGGGTTTAATGGGAAATCCCACGCCGTTAACAAGCTTGGTATTGGCTTATATTGCAACTTGGGATTGTAATACCAGAATAAATTATTCTCTTGAATAGCTATTGATTGCTCTTGGAATTGCGCTGATGAATCAGAGTTTTGAACGCCAAGCAATTGCACGCTGGTAATTTGCACCTGCTTCAACGGCTCAAAGACAATTTCAATATTAACATAGCCTGTTGGCGCTGTGTCTGGGTTAATTGTGCCGCCAATAATTTGCGCTGTATCGTTAAACTTTTTCCATTCGCCTGTAGCAGGTGTTGTTGTATCTGAAATTATCGTATGTTGCGTTCCATTAGAAGGAACGTAGTGCATTGACATAGTAACCGCAGGAGTAGCGCCCTGACCTTGAGCCATAAAGTTTCCATTTACAAACGACCCATAAAGTAATCGTGGGCTTTCTTCTAGTTGTTGACGGAGTTTTATGTTTGTAATACCTGTTGATGTAATGTCAATGGCGTAAGGTGGGTTTGATTCAACGCCTGTGTCGGATATTGCTACC